AGTATGGATCGACGTCATTGACTGCTCCTAGTTTCTCTCTGAATATTTCTAACTCTTTTAGTTCTGAGAAGTGACTATCTGTTACATAATCATATCTCATCTCTCTTCTTAATGTAGGCCAATCATCAGGTGTGATGATACCTTTAAGAATTAATTGTTTCTCTAAAGCTGACTCAAATAATCTTGAGAACTTTAGTCTTATTCTTGCTATGAACTTCTGAAACTTTATCTCGTCTCTTGATATCTCTGAAGCTCTACCTATAGCAAAACCTGTCTCTGCTTCTAATCTTGAGACTGGTACGTTTAGTGATCTGTATAGTTTCTTTTGGAAATATAGAACGTCGTCCATCTCTCCAAGGTTCTGTCCAGCTGGAAGAGTAGTGATCTCAGTACCCTTCCCGCCTTCTCTTCTTGGTAGCCAATAATCTTCTAACATTGTCATGAACTTTCTATCATCTCTGAGTTCACCTGTTGAAGCGTCATACACAAGTCTATTCTTGTGCTTGGCCATCATATCTCTTAAGTATTGTTCAGCCTTTATCTTTGGTAGATTCCCAACGTCAATATAGAATATTCTTCTCTCTGGTGCTCTTGATATTCTGTATATAACAGTTGCGTCTTCGAGTACTCTAAGTTGGTTTAAAGGTTTAATTGCTTTGTGTAAGTGTGATAATACCATTTTATTATCTTCACTCATTAAACCAGATGTGCAATGTAATATACTATCTTTAGCTATCTTTAAGCCTTGTGTAGTACCTTGAGCGGGATTAACAACTCCTGGACCACCTTTGAAACCTTTCTCGTTGTAAAGATAGTACTCTTGTTTTGTTTGATGTAATTGTATCCTATTTGGCCCTTGTCCTCTGTTCTTTTTCTTGACTTGCCTTACCTTTCGGATTTTTCTAGGATCAATATATCTTAATTCTTGTATACCATTTTGGACGTTTGCTTCGTCTATGATAACGTGATAATATAATCTACCGTCGATATACCAATGTCTGAATATTTCATAAGATTGTCTTTCGAAGTCTAATAAGTCTTTGACACTATGGAATTCTTCCTGTATCTTTTTCTTAATACTATCTGAAACTTCTACTTGATCTAGGTCTAATTCGACCGTGTGTGATTCTGGATCATAAACTATTGATTCGTTGACGACATCATCAATAGCATTTTCGCATTCAGGTTGCATAGCCATCTTTCTGTATCTTGTTACTAGCTCACCTTCTGTTTTAGAAGTGTGTTCTAGGTCAACATACTGACCATATACGCCACCCTCAGCAACTACTACTGCACCGTCGTCTTCTGATTTTGGAACGAAAGAACCCAGATCATTGTCTGTGGTTTTTCTTTTGATTTCGAAACCGAATAGTTCTGCCATGTTTACCTCATAATATATTTATAGGGGATATAGTATCCCCCATAAAAGAGATAAAGGCAACAGTTAAGTTGCCATTATCTTTAATTTCCGCCTGCGTTTCCTGTAGAACCACCAGATATCTCCCACCAGTCGTACTGGAAGGTGACCTGGAATTCTTGAATGATATCAGTTGCGTTCCAATCAACTTCCATTTCAGTTATGTTAACTGGGAAGATACCATTGAAGGTATATTCTCTGATTGGTACTCCAGTTTTTGAATACTGAATAACCTGTGCACTTGACTTATATTCTAAGTCTGCAGCAGATCCAAAACCTCTTACGTTTCCTAGATGTGAGTTGATTGTTTGCATCCACTCTTCCATTGCGTTTCTAATTAAGAAGTCTTCATCATTCATGACTGTTACGTTCCACTCTGCAAATGTTCTGTCTCCAGCTATTTTGACTTTTCTTCCGAAGTATGGTATTTCAATAAAACCTAATGTTGAAGCTGGAACCTGAGAAGCCCTTACTAAGAAAGGTGTCTTAAGATCGCCAGCTGCATTTGCTGGGTTCTGAATATTAACTTGGAATAGAGTAGGTCTTGCACCACCTAGTGCTAACTGGGACCTAATTTCATTAATGTTAAATGCCATTTTGTTCTCCTATTCCTATTTATTAAAACTGACCAGTAATTTCATTGAACTCAACACCACTTCTAACCGCTACAAAGTTTAACTGTATAAAGTTAATACTCTTAGATGGTTTGACATAGATGTCACCAATAAATTCGTTTCTATCAATAACTTCACCTGTGTTATTTGTTTCGTCACAAACAACTCTGAAGTCTTGAATTCCTCGTCTACCTTGAATATCTCTTAAGAATGGTTCGACCAAATTCTTAAACTGTGATCTTGTAAACGCGTCATTAAATTCAAACAATGTGAATTTAGCTGCTGTAGATATTGCTTTCTCTAAGACTATGAATAATCTTCTTACGTTTATTCTATCAAATGCAGATGGTTTACCTAGTAATGTTTTATCACCAAACAAGATTGTACCTTGTCCTGGGAATGTAACTACTGGGTTAATATCTGATTGATATAATAGGTCTCTATCAGCTTTCTTAGGATTAAATGGAAGTTTAACTACATTCTTAACTCCACCTCTATTGTATCCTGCTGGTGAGAACCATGGGTCTCTTAGAGTATCTGATCTAACTGCTAGACCAGCAATGTCTCCGTTTAGTGGAACATATCTGTATACATCATTATACTTGTCGTATGCATACTTGTATCCGCTATCTATGAATGCGTAAGATGAATTTGTTAATGCATTTCTATATGCTATGATTGCATCAACTTCTCCACCAATGTTATTAACAACATCTGCATATGCTGGTGATGCAAATAATACACAGTCTTTTCTCTTCTCACAGATATTATCTATGATGTATTTTGCTAGACCTGCATCATTTGTACCATGCATTGCTTTACCTTGAAGTACAAGACTTATATCAACATCTTCTGCTGAAGTGAATATATCATATCCTGCTACTAAGTTTGCTAATGTTTGGCTTCCTTCTGCAACTGAGTCAACACCTAACTTAAGTGAATCATAGATTGCATTATCAGTATCTAATGCTGCCATGTTTACTGCTGTATTAGTTGTAACTAAGTTTGTTGCACCTTTAGCATATATCCAAGATGATCTTTGTTTGATAACATCAATAAAGTAATTTGTTTCACCTGATTCTGTTTTTGCGTCTGTTGCTCTTGAAACTGCTTCGTATACTTCTAAAATAGTTCCTTTTGTTCCTGTGATATCTCCATCTTCGTCTGAGACTACTACGTGAAGTTCATCTCCAGCTCCACCTTTGCCTAATGTATAAGCAGATGTACCTGGTGCTGATCTAACTAAATCATAATGCTTCCAATATCTATCAAAAGAAACAGTTGATAAATTAACTGCTCCTGTATAATTTTCTTTGAAAGTAAATGTTGTTGTGTTAGCAGCTGTTACTTCTAAGTAGAACACTCCGACTGTAGAGTTACCAAATTTAATTTTGTCTCCAACTTGTACAAGTGAAGTACCACCAGATGTTGTTTCGTTCTGTGAAGTAGTTGCAATGTTATTACCTGCAGCAATGGTTAAAGTACCAGTTGAACTTTCTAGGTAATCATTTGCTGATCTACAGACTGAAACTTGCAAGCTGTTTCCAAGTGCTCCTGGATATCTCGCAATAAAGTGGTCATTACTTGTTATAGTGGCATCATCTATTTGGTCTTCATTCTTGACTAGTATCGCAGCTGAACTACCGTTAGATACGGCGTTCTTATGAGTTGTGTCATGAACTCTGTTCACAAATAGTTTATTACCGTAAGCTAAAAAGTTAGCTGCGGTAAAAAATGTTTCTGGGTTTAATGACCCATCAGGTTTTTGAAAACGGTTTACTAATGTTTCCTCACTGTCAATTAAGACACGAGAATCCACAGGTCCCCATTTAAAAACACCTGCTATTGCGCCTTCTGTAGTAGAAACTGCTGGTACTACTGTACTCAGATCAACTTCTGATACATTTACGCCTGGACTGACCTGAAATGCCATTTCGTTCTCCTTTAATTTCGGTAGATTATAAAGCTCTGTGTATATTTATAAAACTTGATCTTAGAAGAGTGATTCTTTCTCGAAGTCCCATCCTTCTACAGTAACTCGTTTACCACCTTTAAATTCGTCGTCTTCCTGCCATTCATCATCTACATTACCATCATCTATTATGCCAAATGGTATTAGTTGATCTTCAATGGCTTGTTGGTTTAATTCATATAAGTTCTTTCTAATATCTATATCAGTTAGTTCTTTGAAGTACGCTTGATTAGTTAACCAAGCAAAAAATACTAAACACATTGCTAAGTCATCATTCTGACCTTGCTCTGCTTCAAAGTTTGTACCTCTCTTATTAGCTACAAATGTAGTTAACTCTGATAAGATATCGAAGTCGTTAATTACCATTCTATCATTTTCGACAATAGTTTTCAACATTGCACAACCTACTCTTTTCATTGCAGGTGTAGTTCTAATACCTAATTGACTATCGCCACCACCAAATCCACCTCCTACTATCTGACCAGCACGACCTTTCCACTGTGCAGATATAATGGATTCATATTCTAAATCGTTATGTAATATATCAGCTACTTGCTGACCTATATCATTTATCTCAATTAATACTTGAGCATTGTTATATGCTCTTGCTGCATTATATATAGCTTTTGGATATAGTACAGGTGCTATTGTATTACTTCTATATGTTGCAACTACCTTATATGGTACTTCCGTAACATCAAATACAACAAATGCACTATAATCATTACCTACTCCTCTACTTGTATCTGCTGTTAAAGTATAGATACGTTCTGGTTCAGGCTTTACAAATATTTTTAAATTTTCGTTATGCTCTAATGGATTCTCAAATACTAAATGTCTCAGCTTATGAGCATCTATTAATGTATCACTGGATCCTAAGAATTCACATTCAAACTCAACTGCAAATTGTTTCTCTGATGTGTTTCTTATTGTTTGTTCTTTCCATGCTTCATCTCTTCCTGGTACATCCCACCAGTTAACACTTA